ATGTCAGTTTTTTTTACAAGAGTCTGGGAGTTCAGTATGGCAGGTAAAGGACCAGCAAAGACGCCAACAGCTATTTTGGAAAAGCGTGGCTCAAGACTGGTAAAAGATAGGCAAGACGAGCCAGTGTATAATGGGATTCATAACTTAAGGATGCCACTTGGTTTAGGCTACCACGGCAAGAAGATTTGGAACAGGCTTATGCCGATGCTGACCAGTCAGGGCGTATTAACTGACGCTGACCTTGCAGGGTTTGAACGATATTGTTTTTTGTGGCAGGCATGGAAGGACTTAGCGAAGGCTAAGGAATTAGATATAAACAAGTTAATGAAGATAGAATCCGGGTTTAGCAAGCTTGAGCAGCAGTTTGGATTAACCCCGGCCAGCAGGCCGAATGTAAAGGCAACAAAGAATGCCAAAGAAGACAAAACCAAGCGTTTTTTCAAAGTGGGGTAAGCTCCTGGAGATGATTCCGGGTTACTCTCCTATCGAGACAGCGGGCGACTGTTGGTTCGACGATAAGCGTGCGCAGTTCTGTATTGACTTCTTTCACGAGTGCCTTTGTTTCATTGAGGGGGAAAAAGCAGGTGGGCCATTCCTGCTTGAACGATGGCAACAAAGCATTATCGCAAATCTATTTGGTTGGATGCGTCCTGATGGTTCCAGACGATACCGCGAATCCTTTATATTCGTACCCCGTAAGAACGGCAAGACTCCGTTTGTCGCGGGCATCGCGGTCATGGTAGCTATTATTGATGGTGAACCAGGGGCGCAACTGTACGCAGCGGCGGGTGAGCGAGAGCAAGCGGCCCTGACATACCGACACGCCGCTGGTATGATTGCCCGTAATCCGGAGCTTGCGAAGCGGGCAAGGTGTTACAGGACATTCAAGAGTATAGAGTTCTATGATGGCGATTGCATCTTTAAGGCTTTGTCTGCTGATGCCGACACAAAGCACGGCTTAAACGCTCACCTGGTTATCAACGATGAGCTTCACGTACAAAAGAACCGCGATCTTATCGACACCCTTGAAACTTCTACTGCCTCCCGTCGACAGCCGATGATAATCCATATCACTACGGCGGGGTTTGATAAGCACTCCATCTGCTATGAGAAGTACAGCTACGCCCAGAAGATCCGGGACGGTTCGATTGACGATCCGAAATTCTTCCCTGTTATATACGAGGCTTTAGAAGATGACGACTGGACAAAAGAAGAAACGTGGGTCAAGGCTAATCCTAATCTTGGCGTTAGTGTATCTCTTGATTATCTAAAGTCTGCTTGTAAAGAGGCTCAGGACGTTCCCGCTAAGGAAAATACATTTAAGAGGCTTCACTTGAATATCTGGACAGAGCAAGAGACCCGCTGGCTTTCGATGATTAAATGGAATGCCTGTGACGAGAAGTGCGCCGAGGAAAATCTATTCGGCAGGGAATGTTTCGCAGGGCTTGACCTGTCATCCAATAAAGACATTACCGCATTTGTTATGGCGTTTAAGGTTGATAACAATATTGTCTTAATCCCTCGTTTCTGGATACCAAAAGCAAACGCCCACGAGCGAGAACGAAAAGACGGCGTTCCTTATAGTGTCTGGGAACGGCAGGGATTTCTTAAGATGACCGAGGGCAATGTTATTGACTATGAATATGTAATTGACGACATCCAGAAAGACTTTGAACGGTTCGACGTTCGCGGGGTTGCTTTTGATCGGTTTGGCTTTGAAGCTGTCCGACAGAGGTTTTTGCGGGTTGGTGCTGACGAAAGCAAGTTTGTTTCCTTTGGACAGGGGTACTTGTCTATGTCCCCACCGATGAAGGAGCTGGAAAAGCTGGTTTTAGAGGGTGTGATTATACACAATGACAATCCAGTATTGAAATGGATGGCGTCTAACGTGGCTGTATTGCAAGACCCGGCAGGGAATGTAAAGACAAACAAGGATAAAAGTAGCGAGAAAATAGATGGCATCGTAGCGGCAATCATGGCTATCGGTTTGATGACGGTAGACCCCGGCCCGACAAATGTATTCTATGAGAATCATGGTGTAAGGACTATTAGCTAATGTTTAATCCCTTAAAACTATTTAAAAGAAAAGCCGTAACCACCACGGATACAGAAGGCTGGTTCCCTCTGATGTTTAATGGTAGCGTGATTACTGACGCTGGCGTTGCAATAAGCAATGATACCGCTTTGCAGATCAGTGCGGTGTTTAATTCTATACGTATTATCGGTGAGGATATTGCTAAACTCCCATTGCAGGTCTTTAAGAGGCTGGACAAAGGACGCGAAAAACGCAGCAACAATAATATATGGCGTATCTTTAACGAGTCCCCAAACCCTGAGATGGATGCAATGGCTTTCCGTAACACCTTACAGGGTCACATCTTAGGTTATGGCAATGGGTACGCCGAGATAGTCCGTGATATGGATGGCGAAGTAGGACAGCTTTGGATTATCGACCCGGCAAGAGTAACACCGAAACGCAGACAGGATGGGACATTGTTTTATCAAGTAACAACGCCTACTGGTCAGGTTAAAGAGGTATCCCCAAACAAGATATTCCGTATCCCCGGTTTCGGTTTTGACGGTGTGACAGGGTATAACGTGATAACTTATGCCCGCCAGTCGTTAGGGCTTGCTCGTGCTGCTGAGTCGTTCGGGGCTAAGTTCTTTGGGAACGGTGCGAAGGCGTCTCTTGTATTTGAAATGCCACAGGAACTTACTGAAAAATCTTCTAAGAACCTTATAAAGTCTATCCAGAGTCAGGTTGCTAACCAGAATCAGCATGGCATTTTACTTGCAGAGCAGGGCGCGAAGTTTAGTACACTATCTGTATCGCAAAAGGACAGCCAGTATTTAGAGACTCGGCAGTTCTCGGTTGGAGATATTGCCAGATGGTTCAGGATACAGCCGCATAAAATTGGTGATCTGTCAAAAGCAACTTTCTCGAATATCGAACATCAGAGCCAGGAGTATGTAAGCGATACCCTGACTCCGTGGTTCATTAGGTGGGAGCAGGCGATTAGGATGCAGCTAATGACGCCCGAGCAGCAAGCAGACAATCTATATGTAAAACACAACGCGAACGCATTGCTCCGTGGCGACCTCAAAAGCAGGTACGAAGCATACGCAAGCGGGATAGTAAACGGTTGGTTTACCCGTAACGAGGCAAGAGAACGCGAAGAACTTAACCCAATCGACGGACTCGACGAACCACTGATCCCCCTTAATATGGCCGTAGTTGGCGAAGAGCCTGTTGATACGGGAAACACTGACGCCTTTATTGAAGATGTTGCCGGGCGGATTGCACTTGCTGAAGAGCATGGATTATCAGCAAGAGCTGATAAGGCAGTCGAAGACAGGTCGAGGTTTAATCTCTGGGCTGATGGTTTCTTTGATAAACAAAGAACATACGTCCTGAAATGTATCGAGCCTCTAGGAAAAATAGGACTCGCAGCATTAGAGATAAAATTCACAGGCGTAGAAAGTATTACCACCTGCAACAATCCCGCCGAACATATAAAAACATGGAATAGAAAACAAGAAATAGTAGACATAATCAAAGAGGCTTTACTATGTACGACCAAATAATAAACGCATTCAATAATCAAGTATGGGCAGTAATGCCAGACCATATGGAAATGATAATGGGATGGCTCGGTCCCCGGTTAGCTGGTGGCGATATGCCAGAGATCGAAGCGGTTCGGCCAAGGCAACAGAACAGAGTACAGGGCAAAGTAGTTGTATTGCCGATGGTTGGGACAATGACACAACGGGCAAGTATGATGACCGAGCATAGCGGAATGCTAAGCACGGACACATTCGGCAAGATGATCGACCAGCTTGCGAACGATCCGTCTGTGAAGTCTATCGTGCTTGATATTGATTCTCCCGGTGGAAGCATGTTCGGTATTGAGGAACTCACTCAAAAGATACGCGCGGCGGCTGGACAGAAAAGAGTTGTCGCGGTTGCAAACTCACTCATGGCATCGGCGGCATACTATACAGGATCGGCGGCAACTAAAGTATTCGCGGCCCCCGGTTCATTAGTCGGCAGTATCGGTGTGATAATGACACACATCGACCACAGTGAGGCTTTAGCGGCAGAGGGTATTAAATACACCTTTGTCACTGCTGGTAAGTATAAAGCCCTAGGCAATGGTACAGAGCCTATAAGTGAGGATGCAATGGCTTACATGCAGGGGCTTGTAGACGATGGATATAACCAGTTCTTATCTGCTGTAGCCCAGAACAGGAACGTATCGAAAGCAACTGTAAAATCTGACTACGGACAGGGTAAAGTTTTAACCCCGAAAGATGCTTTAAATGCTGGAATGATCGACGGCATACGAACTCTCGATCAGGTTGTAGATATGGAATTAAGACGGCAAAGAAGATAGCTTTCACGCGGTAGCGGTTAGCGTCTTAGATGTATAGTGTAAATGTAAGTTTAATTTAATGTTAATTTATTTTGAAAGGCTTCATAATGAAGTATTCAGAAATGCTTGCCAAGCTTAAAGCTGACAATGCCCGCATCGTTGAAATAGACGAGATGGCAGAAGTCACTGACGAGCTTAAGGCAGAGCAAGACGGGCTCCTTACCGCGTGTGAAAGCATGAAGGGTAAGATTGAGCGTAAAAAGGCTGCTTTGGCAACAGACGGCTATGTAGCTGATGCAGAGGCAAATCCGCCAATGGAGGCTAGAGTTATAGATGCACTGCCTGTTGTTCAGGATGTAGTCATCGCTGCAAAGCCGATTGTTATCCCGGCAAGGGCAAGACGCTTCAATAACACACTGAGAGCTTTTAAAGGCCAGGACGCAGATGTAAACGCATTCACTAGTGGCATGTGGCTTTCTGCTGTATTGGGTAATAAAAACTCTGTGGACTTTTGCAACCAGAACGGCATCGTAATTAACGCTGTCCACGAAGAGGGCGTAAATACCACTGGTGGTTATCTTGTACCAACGGTACTTCATACCGCGATTATCGACCTACAGAAAGAGTATGGCGTAATCCGGCAGGAGTCCGAGATTATCCCGATGACCAGCGACAAGCTTTTGATTCCCCGTACTACGGGTGGACTGACGGCTTACTTTGTTGGTGAAAGTGAGGATATGACCGAATCGACCGCAAGCTGGGACGATGTAACTCTGTCCGTTAAGGATTGCGGCGTACTGACTCGTGTAACAAACGCACTTGCCAGCGACGCGATTATTCAGCTTATGGATAATCTGACGGTTAAGATTGCAAGGGCATTGGCTCTCAAAGAAGACCTTGTAGGATTCCTGGGAACAGGCATCTCAACTCATGGCGGCATGACTGGTGTTATCACCAAGCTTATTTCCGTTGCGTGGTCGGCACCTGGTGTTGTCGGGGCTGGCAATGGTATCCTCGAATGGGGTACTGGCGTTGGTTTTGAGAATATCACATCCGCTAACATTACAAGTCTTATGTCGAAGCTTCCAAAGTATGCTCGTGCCGGTGCTAAGTGGCATTGTTCACCTGTATTCTTTGATGCTGTATTGACACGACTAGCGTTGGCTCAGGGTGGTTCTACGGCTGCCGAGGTAGTTAATGGCGTACCTATGAACAGGTATCTTGGTTTCCCCGTTGTTCTGAATGAAACGATGAATATTGCGGGTACTGACCAGGAAATTAGTTTGCTGTTTGGTGATTTGACTCAGGCAACTACTTTCGGTGATCGTCAGTCAATGTCAATCGCGGCTTCGGATAGTGCAACCATCGGCGGACAGTCAATGTTCACGCGAAATCAAAGTGCTTTACGTGCTATCGAGCGATTTGATTTTGTCGCTCACGATGTCGGTACAAGTACGGTTGCTGGTCCGATTGTTGGCTTAATGGCTTACGACGCATCTTAATCGTAACAAATCCCAATTTTAACTTGAAAGGTTAAAAAATGATACATGCAAATGAAGGCAAAACCGCGATTTCTCCGGGCATTGCCGTAACTAATGCAACAGCAGAGCATACGCTTGATATAGATACATCCGGCAGCGATCAGCTTAATCTGTACATCAGTTGTGGTGTGCACAATTCTGCTACAGAAGCTATTGATACTATTAGTGTCTACGAAAGCGATACTGTCACTGAGGCGACTAATATGACCCTGATTGCAGCTCTATCGAGTGGCACAGCAACCAGTACATCGGCAAGTAATATTCTGCCGACTGCTGCTGTTATGGCTCTTGGTGGGAATGTTCAGGAAATCCAGATCGACTTACGGAAACGCAAAAAGAATGTCGGTGTTGCTGTTGTATCTGGTGTTGTAGCGGCTGGATGCTCTATTGGCATCCTTGCTCGTTTAACTAAGAATGAAGAGTCTGCTGATTCGGCTGCTCAGAAAGACCAGCCCGATTTGGGCGCATTGACCGTTAGCGGCTGTATGCAGGTCATCACTGTCGAAACTCCAGTTGTTACTTAATCGTCCTTTATCTTGTTAACGCAAGAGCGGGGGTTGGCTGCGTGGCTGACCCCCTTAAAGGACTTAATTTAAAAGATAAAGGAATAAATATTATGCTAAAACTAAACTTGGGCAGCGGCCCAAAACAACTTGAACTAAAAGGCTATGAGAACATCGATCTCAAGAACGGGAAAAGTGCGTACCCGCTTGAGTACAACAGTGAGACAGTCGACGAAATACGCGCGTCTCATGTCTTGGAACATTTCCCGAAAAATGAAGTACATTTAGTATTGAGAGATTGGGTGGATAAACTCCGTCCGGGTGGAGTGCTAAAGATTGCCGTACCAAATATTGATAAAATATTAGACGATTACAAGGCGGGCATAAAACATGATTGCCCTGTCGATGCTTACATATTCGGCGGACAGACAGACGAAAACGATTTCCATAAGTCATGCTTTAACGTACAGAGTCTTACAAAGTATCTTGAATTGTGCGGGCTGGTTGATATTCAAGTTTGGGAATCACAGATAAAAGATTGTGCAAGTCTACCGATTTCTTTGAATCTAAGAGGGCAGAAACCGGGGGGATTAGAAACTAAGGTACAGGCCGTCATGACGCTCCCCAGACTTGGCTTTACCGCTAATATGTTTGCCGCTAGTAAGGTATTCCCTAAGCTCGGAATTGGATTCGGCACTGCTTCTGGTGTGTTTTGGGGGCAAAGGCTAACAGAGCTTTTAGCTTTACATACCAATGACGGAACTGAGTACATTATCACGCTGGATTACGATACGGCATTTAAAGAAGAGCATGTCCTCAGGCTTATGCAGCTAATGGCCGAAAATCCAGACGTAGACGCTATTATCCCCGTCCAGATAAAACGAGAAAATAAAACGCCGATGTTTTGTATTGTAGATGAGGACGGGAAGGGCCGCAATGTTGCTTTAACGGAGTTTGACGAAGAACTTATACCTATAATGACGGGACATTTCGGTTTAACGATATTTCGCGTTTCGGCATTCGATGGACTCGAAAAGCCTTGGTTCTTACCTCACCCAGATCCAGATGGAGGTTGGGGCGAAGGCCGGATAGATGAGGATATTCATTTCTGGCATAACTTCTATAAATGCGGGAAAAAGGCGTGCCTAGCTCCCGGCGTAATGTTAGGTCATCTTCAAATGATGTGTACGTTCCCAGGCCCAGCCAGAAAAGGGTTTGAACCAATGCACTATTATATGAACCAATTAGATCACGGTCAATGGCCAGATCACTGCTTACCTAAAGTGGAGCTAAAGAAATGAAAATAAAACTATTAGAAGCTTACGGAATGGCGGGCAAGGGTGAGATACTTAACCCGTCCCCGGTAATTGCAGGTATGTTAATTAAACGTAAAATAGCAAAGGCCATATTACCTAAGAAAAAGAGGGCAAAAAAATGCTCAAATGGCAAGTAACAACCGAACCGGAAGTAGAGCCTATTGATATTGACGAGGCAAAGCTGAATTTACGTGTCGACTGTGACGCTGATGATGATTTAATTACCGCTCTGATTGTCGCGGCGCGTAGATGGTGCGAAGATTACGAGAACCGGGCTTATATCACCCAGACGATCACAGCGAAGACTTTCTGGCTGCCGGATCAGATTATATTACCTCGACCACTCTTACAGTCGGTGACTTCGATTGCTTACATTGATACGGCAGGCGACGAGCAGACGCTTTCCAGTGATTTGTACGCTGTTGATGTATTCAGGGAACCCGGACAGGTAACAAAGGCTTACAACGCTACCTATCCATCCGTTAGAGGTGACGTAAACGGCGTGACGATTGTATATAAGGCGGGTTACGGCGATGCGTCTACCGATGTCCCACAAGAGACGATACAGGCCATACAGATAATGATACAGTACTTTTATGATGACCGGGCGGGCGAAGGCAAGATACCCCCGGCCGTTAAGAATTTACTTAATAAAAGGGTTAAAACAGTATGAATCCCGGCGATTTCAGACATAGAATTGAAATACAGACGAACACACCAGCCAAAGACCCTAACGGCGGCGAGGTTGCTTCGTGGGCTACTACCTCGACGTTCTGGGCGTCCGTACAGACGCTTACAGGCAAGAAGCTTGAGATTGCCCGGCAGATAGACGCCGAAGCCTCTGTGCAGGTGCGTATGCGTTACTGTAGCTCGTCTGGGTCTGGGCAAGTTACCGTATTGAATCGGTTGTTGTTCGGAACCCGCATATTAGAGCCGATTCTTGTCGTGAACGAGCATGAAAGAAACATCATGTTGCAGATTCTTTGTAAGGAGAAACGGGGGGCTTTAGATGGCTGATGGAATAATATTGCAAACAAGAGGCTTTGAAATATTCGACGCCCAGCTTAAGCACCTTGAAAGAAAAGTTGCGAAACAGATCGTCAAGACTGCGACAAGAACAGCCGCAAAGAATACGCTAAAAGAAGTCAAAGCGAACGCTAAAAGCCTAGTCGGCGGTGAAATGGGAACATTACTTGCTAAGCACGCAAAGATTATTGTTTTCAAGCATCAAAGGCGTGGCAGTTGGGGTGTCCAGATCGGAATGAAAGCTGGTATACCAGAGTTTACGGAATATTCAAAAATTGGGAAAAGAAATTATATCCCGTCTGCTATTGAGTTCGGGCATGGTAACGCAAGGCCGATACCTTTTATTAGGTCGGCATGGGCAAAAACAAAAGCACAAGACGTTAGGATTATGGGTAAGGAACTAAAAAAAGGCATCGAAAGAGAGGCAAAACGTGGCAGATAAGGCAAAAGATATGTGGCTTAAGGTTTTAGTGAGTCTCTTGATAGTTCTAATACTGTCATCGTTTGGGTTTACGGCTACTAAATTAGACAAAGACGCCATGAATAAACACGAACAATATGAAAAAGAGAAGTTTGAGGCTGTCATGGAATATTTGATACGAATCGACAAAAAGACTTAAAGAGGTACTTATGAGTAAATACTACGGCAATATAATAGAAGACGCGACGATAGAACTGGCATTCAATACGTTTGATTCTGACGGGGCAAGCGTCACGGTAACAGACCTTGCAACTACGGATGTTGTAGTATATAAAGACGGCGCTATCTTATCTGACCCCGATGCCGGTGTTTCATTATCTCTTGATGTGGGCACTATCGTCGGTTCGCACTTAGTCATCATTGATACAAGCGCCGATGCGGAATATGCAGTTGGTTCTAATTACGAGGTTAGACTTGTAGGGATTACCGTCAATGCCCAGACGCTTAATGTCTTTATTGGGTCGTTCTCTATCGAAAACCGAGTAGCACAAGACCCTAGTATAAAATCCAAGACTAAAGACGCAAATCTCAATGATTCCATAAAGAATGTCATAGATGTCATTGAAAGTAACCGGCCGCATCATACTCATTTGTCGATAGGTAGTATTTTCTATGTCGACCCTGTCAATGGGGATACATACGGTAATGGTAATCGGGGCGGCATATCTGACCCTCTGTTGACGATACAAGATTGCCACGACAACCTTGTTACTGATTCTAACCATGATTTAATTATCTTAGTGCCGGGTGCGAGCGGGGGAGCGACAACCCACACAGTAGCTGCAACTACTACCTTAAGCAAGAGATATACATTTCTGCGTGGGCCGGGCAGGGATTTCATTATAACCCGCACAGGAAACGGTGATACGATTGCTTGTACTGGGGAAGGCGTCGAAGTGTCGGGAGTGCAGATTGGCACTGCTGCAACGGGATCAGGTGACGGAATTGATATTACCGCTGACTTTGCGTATATTCATAATTGCTGGATAAATGATACTCGGGGTAATGGAATCTTAATAAATCAAGCTGAAAATTGTATTATAGATGATAATCGTTTCCAAAATACAGGAGCGGGTGGAGCGGGAGATGGCGTACAGGTAAGCGGCACAGGTACATCATCGAGTAATAATGTAATCAGAAGAAATATCATGGAAGATGTTCAGGGTGACGGGATTAAGTTAGTTGGCGGTACGATTCTTGATACGATTATTCAGGGTAACACGATTCACGGTTCAACAGGATGGGGTATAAATATCGGAGCAGATTCGACTGATGCTTTTGTGTCTGGTAATAAGCTGGGTAATAATACTTCTGGGGATATTCAGGACAACGGTACAGATACCGTTAAATGCAATAATGAGCAATGGGGAACAGATGAACTCACCGCTGACGCTGTTTGGGATGAACTACTTACTGGTTCGCTGCATAATATAGCAACTTCAGCAGGTCGCAGACTAAGGCAAATAAACACCCCCGTACTATTAGATGGCACATCTCCTGATTCGGGCGGTACGGCTAATACAGCAACAAGAATTGAGCTTGATGGCGACGCAAGTGCTGTCGACGGGACTTATGACCCCGGGACAGTGAGCATTTACGAGGGAACTGGAGCAGGTCAATCAAGACAAATATTTGAGTATGACGGGTCTAATAAATACGCATATATAAATCGCGATTGGAAGGTAATTCCCGATGACACCTCAAAATACATTGTTGTTGCAGGTGCTGGCGATACTCATATTAACGAAGGTGTGGCAACTGGCGGCGGTCCTAGTACAATAACGCTTAATACTTTAGCTGATAGCGTCAATGATGACGTATACAAAGGGCAAGTTGTCTTTATTGTTGCCGGTACGGGTCAGGATCAGGCCAATAGGGTTGCATCGTATGTCGCATCTACGAGGGTTGCCACAATGGACACGCCGTGGGTAGTTGAGCCTGTGGCCGGTAGTATTTATGCAATGTTGCCGATTCAAGGCGAGTTAATGCGAGGCACAGATAACGCACTAAAAGGTACTGTACTCTAAGAACGGAGATTTAAAATGTCAGTTATAGATTTTGGATTATTTTTCGATAGTCACTTTGGAACTGCTTCTAATTCAGGCAGCGAGTGGTTTGAAGAGTCAGAGGTTGATCTTACGGCAGCAATGGTAGCTTTTAATGCTGCTGTTGTGGACGTCATAATCAACGGCGGAGATTATGCTAATGTCGCACCTACTGATTATGGTCCAAATGGAAATAAGAATATGCAAGACGGCCAGACAGTTTTATACGATCATGGGACATATACAGATATAACTTCTGCTCCGAGATTCACCTGTATAGGGAACCATGATTTCGATCACACCGCAAATACTAAGGCAGACTTTATGACCGCCTTAAATCTGATAGCCAGTCCTGATGCAAACAGTGAATTATCAGAGGCGAACGGCGATAAAACTTATGGGTATTATGATATTGGAAATCTCAGGGTGTTTGTTTTGGATAGTGCGTTTAACTCAGTCGGTGGCGAATCTTCAAGCATCCCCTCTTATGTATCTAGTACAGAATTAGCATGGTTAGAGGATCATCTGACGATTGCAGACGCAGCGGGAAAGTGGTCAGTCATTTTCATGCACGTTCCACCAGTCGCTAAAGATTGCTCTGGAACCCATTTCGAGATAAACGCTTACCTGGAGAATGCACTGGAATTTATGGCCGTATTAAATGGGCATAGAGTTGCGTGTGTTTCTGGAGGTCATCGCCACGGATTATACCACAGCCTTGCTGATGACACTTGTGTTGATATAAACGGCAAAAGAATACTCTTTAAACGTATGGGGCCATTGATACAAAGTGCTTCCAGCGAAAACGCAGGTTACAGTATTTTGTCTGTCGATGACGTCACTGGTGAATGGTTTTATAGTGTCACTGGTAATGATGCTTACGAGCAGGGAGCTAGAGAGATAAGGTGGACGGGTGCAGTAGATGATGATCCTACGCAGGTAGGAAATTGGGATTATCGTAACAGTGCAGGTGCATGGGTTACCGTTGACACGCTTGATACTGACTTGAGTATTTTATTTGACGATGATTACATTGAAGGAGGCGGTGCAACATTTATTGAAGGTATTGAGTTCCGAGCATGGCAAGGCGGAGTTACTCAAATAGAGGTTATGAACAACTGGACACTTCCCATCGGGGCTAAGGCGTCCAGTAATATCGGCTTTGCTACTGAGAGGATCGGGCTCATAAAGATTGCCGGTGCATTTGCTGGCAATGTTAAAGAATCTGTGGACATTACATGGTTTAACGCCAGGCAAGGATATGGTGAAGTTCTTGTTAATGGAATTGCGGGAAACGGCGGTAAGTACATTCACATTTCAAATAATAATGGCGAAGGAAATGCCAATTACGCATGGACCAGCGTTACCGTTGAATTACCAGACGACGATTACAAAGTAAGTTTCGAGGATAGCGATGACGATCCTATGTCAATGCGGAATCTTGACTTAAGAGGTGGACGTGTGCTATTTATAGACGTTCATGGGAGAACAACTGATCCGAGCTTGGGTGGGGCTACTATTTCTAAAGGAAGGTTGAGTTTCGTGAGAAGTGCTCTCGATGTTGCTATGGATACAGGTCCGATCATTCTCGCTGGTGGATCAGTAGATATAGTTGGGACCAACGCAGCAAACGGCGTTTATATTGAAAGCATTACGCACGTTAACACAAGCTTACAAAGTGGAATAGTGAAAGTTGGGTACATTACAGGTGCAGTAAATTTAACATACGGGGCGTACCAGCCAAACGGCACAGTTAGAACAGCAGCCGGTACGTCACTTGTCGAAGCTGCTGACTCGGGGTATTACTTTGCAGCCGATGCCGCACTTATAGCTGGCGATACGATTGTTGTGAAAGACGGTTCTACTTTTGTTACTGCTGGAATATATCAACCTGAATCTGTTGTCACTAATATTGACGTTACCGCAGGAGTGATAGATCAAGTAGCCTTAGTGGATACCACTACAGAAAATACAGATATGGTCGGGACCGATGATGCGGCAACTGAAGACAAGCAAGATATTATAACTAACCTAATAGAAAGAGACGAAGTATTTGACCCGGCTGCCGGGACTGTCACTTATTTAGAAAAAGGCACGGAAAGCGAAATAGGAAAGAAAGACCTGAAAGACCCGGACGGAAACGCGGTTAATTCAACAGAAGACATTATAGTGGAATCGAGAGAAGCATGACTATAACAGCTTCAAATGTTGGTCAAAATGCAGGCGTAGTAATGCCCGCTGTAAACGATGTAAGGCTTGCCGAGAAGTACGGATGGCCTGATACCAGAACAGGTACGCTTGACCCTGGGTCGTCTCCACCTGACGCACCTGTGATTACTAACGTAGTAGACAACGGCGACCAGGACAGCGTAACCGTATCGCTCACAGGGACAGGTACTTTAACGCTTTATTACAGGCAGAAAAGCATATCGGCATGGACAACCGGCGAAACAAGGGCGGGTGACGGCGATATTGTTCAAACAGGACTTATCGCTGGTACGTGGTACGAAATGTATGCTACGGCGACCAGTGGAGGCACTTCGGCTCCGTCGAATCTTGTAACGATATTTCTTGCTCAGGCCGAAGGTGCTGGAACTCTTAAGACGGCTATTGTTGCAATCCTTATGGGCGATGATGATGTGCAGGGGATTGTAGACGGCAGGGTAAATCCTGGCGGCGATCCTACGCGGGAACAAGCGTTTGTGAATTACCACAGAATAAGCCGGGTAAGCGAGCCAAGAATGGAAGGGCCTGATACACTTGCTCACACGACGATACAGATCAATTCGTTCGGGGCGAGAGACTTCACCTCAGAACAACTATCAGACGCTGTGCGTAACGCTCTTGACGGATTTAGTGGAACAGTAAATGGAGTCTCAATAGCGTATATTGACCTTCAGGACGAAAGCGATTTAGATGACTTTATACCAGGAAACAAAGAAATAAGCCGGCACGGTGTCCGGCAGGATTATTTAGTAACATATACAGAAAATTAGAAAGGGTCTATCATGGCTGGAATAGCAGGCTTTGGCATTAAAATAAACGGAACAGAAAACTTTAATACGGCGGCAAATTCAAGCGCCACGAATGTTGCCGCTCTTGCGGCATTCATGGGCGAAGTTACGAATATTAGTATGCCCGAAATAACTGTTGGGGAAATCGACGTAAGCTCGTTTGACTCGGCAGAGAATTTCATGGAATATGTCAGCGGGCAGAAAGAACCGGGAACACTTGACATTGAACTCAACTACGATCCAGATGATCTCGAACTGGCTCTGGCGGCTATTGGTAACACAAATGAGATATGGCAGCTTAGCTTTCCTGATGAATCAATATTTAAAAGTGCCGGGTTCCTCAGTAAGGCATTGGGCGGCGACACTAATCCGAACGGTAAAATATCAGGAACGGCGGCTATTAAATTGAGCGGAAAACCTACGGCATCGACAAGCTTTATTGCACCGGCAGCACCCGCATAAACAACAACTTTTAAAAGGAGAAAATTATGTTAAGTAAATCAGACATCCTTACAGCAAAGGATATTGAAAGCGAAGTAGTAAAGGTTCCTGAATGGAATGGCGAGGTAATGGTCTACGGGCTTACCCTCGCCGAAAAGGACATCTGGACAGACTCTATTATTGTTGATGGTAAGGCAACTATGGACGGAGCCACAACCCGTCTATGTGCTTTATGTATCCGCGATGAAAAGGGTAAAGCGATATTTACTAGTCACGACATTACAGCCTTGTCGGCTAAGTCAGCAAAGGCCCTTGATAGAATATTCCAGGTTGCACAAAGGTTGTCCGGCATCGGTCAGGAAGAGATCGAAGAGACAGTAAAAAACTCAGGGCAGACCACGACACCCGCTTCAGATTAAAGTTGTGTCGAGAGGTCTTTCATTGCACGTTATCAGAACTTGGCCAGCGTATGTCGGCCAAAGAGTACAATCTGTGGATTGCTGAGTACGGAATAGAACCGCATGGCGAAGAAAGAGCCGACCTGCAAGCGGGAACTATTGTAAAGAGTAACTTAATACCGCATACAAAGAAAGATATACCATTGAAAGATTGCATGTTAAATTTTGAACCGCCAAAGAAAAAGACACCTGAAGAGATATTTGCAATGCTCAGGGGTTACACTAAGGCTATGGGTGGAAAGGTTAAATAATGGCAACTATTTCGACACTCGCTGTAAACCTTATCGCGCGAACCTCTGTCTTTGAGAAGGGGATGAAGCGTAGCCGTAGGTCTCTAAAAGGATTCAAGAACGACACTGCTCTAGCCACAAGAAGATTAGTAAGTTTTGCTAAAGGCTTACTAGTCAGTGGCGGTGCTGTATTTGCGATAAAAGAGTTTACTAATGCCGCTTCTAGGGCGCAGGAAACTATGAATCTGTTTAATGTAGTTTTCGCTGAGAATGCAGCCGAAACGGCAAAATGGGCGGATAGCTTCGCTAAGAATATAGGCAGAAGCCGAACCGAAGTAAAAGAATGGGCGGCAACCCTACAAGACACGTTTGTTCCGTTAGGTTTCGCTCGTGATCGTGCAGCCGAGTTAAGTAAGACACTAGTTGAGCTTGCGGTTGATATTGGCTCATTCAAGAATATCGCAAGTGACGCTGAGGTAATAGACGCCTTAACCAGTGCTATAGTTGGAAATCATAGAGCGGTCAGGCGATTCGGCATAGTCATAACCGAAGGAGAGATAAAACTAGAAGCAATGAGGGTTGGAATACAGAAGAACTTTAAAGAATTAACTAGTCTTGAAAAAGTCCAATTAAGATACAACATCATCCTAAAAGCTTCAAGGGACGCGCAGGGAGACGCAGTAAGGACAGCAGATAATTATGCTAACCGTGTAAAAAAACTAAAGGGCCAATGGGTAGACCTGAAAGAAACGATAGGTAAGACTATATTGCCTGCCATGACAAAGCTACTAGGAAGTTTAATTAAAAATAAAGATGCTATCGTGGGGGTGACTAAGAAACTGTTGGTTTTTGTGGCAAAGACAGTCATTATAGTAGGTTCGATAAACCTGGTTATAAAAGCAGTGTTATTGCTTGTTAAGGCCTTTAAGGGCCTTGCTGTAGCAAGGGCCATAGTTTTATCGCTGGCGGGTCCGGCTGGATGGGCTGTCTTAGCGGCTTCTGCTGCCGTTGCTGCGAGTGCTATAGTAGTAATAAATGACGCCATAGACGGCGTTGTCGATGGGATAAAGAATATAGGGACAGCAGCTAGCGACATTAGGAGGCCTCTTCGCACCATAAAGGAGCTAGAAACAAGAATATCGTCACTTAAAAAGGCTCTTAAGCAAGAGAAGTCTATCAGCGGAAGTGTTTCGGGAGCTTTTGGTGTTCCGAGCGATTTTGGGATAACTAGCTTAAAAAAGATGATACAAATAAGGCAAGAGCAGCTTGATATTCTCGTTAAAGAAAAAAGGGAACAGGCTGCTATCGCCGCACTTGAAGCAAAGCGACTTAAAGATAAAGAGCATTTCCTTGCCTTAGTAAAGCTCGGCGGCGAAGCTATTAAGAAGCGACTTGAAGCGAATCTGGACCTTAAGAAAATCGAAGACCCTGATAAGGCTGGCATTGGTAGATTCCAACAGATACGCTCAGAGTTCATAGACGTAGCTGCTCTGAATCCTGCAGCAAATACGGTTACTGAATTACAACAGTTAAATAAAAAGACAGACGTAAGCAATGAGCTACTTCGAGAACTAAATAGAAACGCTATTGGAGTATTCCAAGCATGACAATTCCATATAATTTCCAAATCGAAGGATGTACTGGCGAATTTTCGTCAGAGATTAACGGGTATTTGTTTACGCGAACGCTTAAACTCATGGACGTAGTAGAAGAAACTGTTGGAGACGATGCGGATATACATCAAGCTTTCTCTGCTCTCGTAGACTTCTTTGTGCCCTTAGTGGGGAATGATTTAAGTCATGTATCGCTAGACTTGACAGGATGTTGGCTCCGTAATATCAAAGCAAACCCACTTGGCAATAATCAATGGCGGGTGGTCTTGCAATACCAACACAGCCCGTTCAATATCACTGTCAACACGATCCAGGTAAGCTCAGGCACACAGGTCAGTCAGGTAGAATCCAATAAAGACAGGGACGGCGTATCTATTACTCTTAAATACCTATGGCCCGATGATTACGGGGGAGAGAGCGCGACTGAGGACGATAAGCTTAAAAGGGGCAAATTCTCTGGTGAGCAGGGGGGCACGTATTCTAGGCTAGTACCAGAAAGCACTAGAATCTATAAATTAAGAGAAGAACGTGACCCTAAAACGATGAGGGATTTAGTCGGCAGCGTTAACAATGCGGATTGGCTGGATCCCGGTGATTCCGGTAATTGGTTCTTTGCTAATGTAACAGGCTCAACAGACGATAGCCAGCAATTGCCTCCTCAATGGGTGAATAGCTATAGTTTCCAATACCGCAAGGATGGGTGGAAGCCGGAAGTTGTCTTTACTGATCCCAAGACTAATGAGCCGGTTCCTGATCCGGAATTTCAATATGGGCAAGATGAAACTGGGTTTGGAAGCAAAACGTTAGTAGCTGCCTATGATACGATAAACTTCTTGTCAACATTCCCGGAGTTTACATGATAAACCCATTCAAACAATTTAATAGATCAATCCTTAAGCCTCTCGGCATTTTGTGGGATAAGGTACATTCACTTGAAAACATGCGGGGCGATGGGCTTATAAACATAAAGCGATCAGGCGCGGGTACCAGTATCGGTTTGAATCTGACAGAGGCAAGGAAACGAATAGCGAAAACTCAAAGAGATTTTTCGACTAAGATATTTCAGGTCCGGTCTTTCGCGGAGATACCAGAGGGATTCGAGCCGGACGATGACAATTCTGTATTGGGTATATATAACTGTATCGAGCTTATTTTAAACGAAAATTATGAACGCAATAGGATTGCCGATAAATCTGGATTTACTCCTTACAGGAACAACAACATCAGCCTTGGTGCAGATTACCAAGAGTGGGATAACTCAACAAGCTATGATGTAGGTGATATAGTAGAGGTCACAACGACAAGAGTAATCATACCAAGAGTGACAGTAAGGACGTATCAGGCAAAGTTTGCAAATACAGGCAAAAACCCAGCCCTTAATCCGGTGTCTGATATTAGAGACAGTCCGGGCGTATGGATAGATTTAACTGTTCAGGTCTTGAATCTGTCGGAGTCATATACCGCTGCTATTGGGTTTACCGTAGCACTACAGCCTAAGCTAGGTAAAACCGATCTAATACAAGCGTCTGTTATGACAGATATAAGCGGGGCGTCAAGATGGGCAGGTACAGATTCAGCAAGCAGCATAAGAACTTTTAAGTTAAATGGAGACGAGGATGTTGGTGCTACACCGACAGGAGACATGCTGTATGGCGACATAACCACAACACCAGTATTAGCCCAAGAGGGTGAGTTGAATTATGGAATACGACTACAGAATTTAGGTAATCTCAACTTTAATGGCCAGACTACTTGGATGACGGGTTACTGGACCAAGGGTGTTTGGTTCATGGTTCCTTACTTCATTCCGACTCTCGGGCAAGGAATAACGTCATCTGGAACAAATATCGAAGCTAAAGTAGATGGAGTAACAATAGGATTTACCGGCACAAGCCAACTTAAACAATTACCGTAAGGAGTAAATCATGGCAATAAATCAATGGCTAGGGACAGCAGCAGTAGTGGCGCAGGTAGACACATACACGCCGGGCGGCACTATCGAAGCCGACGATCTGTTTATATTAACGATTACAGGCTTTGACGGGACTACTGAGGTTGTTAGTGTGGCAGCAGGCGGAACGGCAGTAGCGGACGTTACGGCGGCACTGACGACAGCGTGGAATCTTGCAGATGGAGATTTAATAGAATCTATTACCGCAGCCGATAACACAACGAACCTAACCCTGACAGCAGACACAGCAGGAGTTGCGTTTAAAGTTACTCAGACAACGACCGAAGCTGGAGGCGGTGCGGCTGACGATCAGACATTCGCAAAGGCTTCGACCACGGCGAACGGCGGTCCTAGTGACTGGCAAGACGCTGATAATTGGTCACTCGGAACGGTTCCCGGCGAAGATACAGGCGACGATACAGAGGAGGTATATGTAACCGATTCAACCGTAGACATTCTTTACGGTCTTGACAATACCGGAGCTACGTATTTCCTGAAAAGCCTACATACCGATATGACTTATACCGGCAAAATCGGTTGGGATGAAGAAGCCGGTTTTATTGGGGCTTATCTTCAAGTAGAAACTGCCTTATTGTTTATAGGTGAGAATTTCGACGACTCAAGATCGTCCGGCTCGACCCGTACAAAGATAGACGTAGGCTCCACTAATCCTTGCGAGATAACTGTATATAATACCAGTTCGCGATCAGACACAAATAAACCGGCCTGTAGGCTTATGGCTGACCATACAGACACTATTATAAGAGACATTAGAAAAGGAACCGTGGGCTTTTCGTTCCTTGACCAAGAAGCAGGCAGGCTTGAAAGTGCTTTTCAGTCATACGCTAATCCAACCTCTAGGGCTTCCGATAGTCAGCTAAGCATAGGCCGGGGCGCGACCATAGATACATTTGTTAATTCTGTAGGTGGTAAGACTACCATCAAATGTGCGGTTCCTGTAATAACAAACAAGGCAGGCACTTTGCTGACAATAGGCTCGGGAGCAATCACAACACTCAATTCAAACGGCGGTACTGTTACGCCAGCGTCAACCGGAACTATAACCACTACCGTAGTCAGAGGAGGTGTTTGTGATTTCACGGCATCGGCAGAACCCAGAACGGTTACAAATCTACAGGTTGCGGCAGGGGCTACGCTTAAAATAGACACGTCTGTTGTTACTGCTACTAATGGGATAGTTCCGCTAGAGGCAGGCAGGCTTCAATATACAGTATCAGACGCATAATAGGAGCAGCTCCATAGAGACATTTTCTCCCTCCTCCTTTAAGGCCCCCTATCGTAACTGGTAGGGGGTTTATTCAAACTGCCTTAACATATCTTCCGCCGCGTCGACGGTCTCTTTTCTTTCGGCAAGCTTTTCGATGTAAGTCTGGTCCTCGCCTGGCTCTTGGAAAGCGTTGAGGACTGACCTTAATGTGTCTTTGAGTAGTTTGATTTTATTATCGTTCATTTTAATTCCTCAGCATGGTCTCCGTCGTCAATAGAGGCGAAGTGTTTCTTAGGGTGACTACCGAACTCAAACTCAAGTAAGCACATATTAGCGGCATCCACTAGATGTTCCGTGTTGCCATCTGCCTTATATTTCTCTACCCGTTTAATGGCCTCGCCTGCCATGTCATAATTCCAAGGTTTTGATCGCTTCTCTGAGAACGGTTGATAGCGAAACGAACCCATAATAAGCCTGTTCCGCATAAGCTTCTCGAACTGCGGTGACCATTCTGATTCCCTTAGGTCTTCCATTGTGGTCTTTATCACTCCGGCCTTTCGCAAGAGCCTGTCTCTCATTATGTCGTGATCTTTCATTTCTGCCGGCCCTTCCAGTTTACACACTCATCATACATAGCCTCTACCGGCACGCTACACTTCTTGCCGGTCTTGTCACAGGCTAAACCCTTACCCTCTGGGGAGGCGTGGGCGCAGGTTTTGCATATTACTAATGTTCTTAAGCTCATTTGCTTACTCCTTAAATAGTAGCCCCGCCCGATCTTGGTACTTCTTCGCGGACGGACGAGGCTGTGTGCATGAACGGTTAATATCCAAATGAAGGCACGGTTACAGGAGCAGGGCCACCAGTAGTTCTTTTCTTTTTCTTGACCACTTTCTTTTCGCTGACCAAATCCACCTGCTCTTCGTCAAACCATTTAGAATCTATGAACTCACCGCCTTCTTTGCATTTTGGCTGAATAGAATACTGTACACACCCATTCATGTATTCAATTTTTTGCGTAGCCACGCCTTTGAAACCAGTAACTCTATCTACTACCTTCTTGCCTAAAAATTTCTTCTTTGCCATCTTACATTTCCTTTAAATTAGATTCGGTTTTAATTCTAACCCCAGTGTAGGGGTTGTACTTGAACTCAATGTTATCTGTCTTGCCCTGCCAGTCTTTTATCTCAGTGAAGTCTTCATCATGGTACAGCCCGCCTAGCCCCGTACTCATAAAGAGCGTATTAACCTTAAGACGTGAGCCGTCCGGCCTGTCTACGATAAGCTGCCCACACCCCGCCAGACAGCACACCACGGAGAGGGCTAGGATTGTGTAGATGATTTTGGTTAAGATAGGTTTCATTTTATCAGTCCTTCGCTTCGAGTCCGTTAATTTCTATTTGTATTTTCCGTTTTTTAGCCCGCAGTTTAGCTACTTTGCTTTGCTTTATGTCCTGTTTCTTGTGGCATTCATACAATTCCACGCAAGCCAATATGAACCTAAGGAATGTATCTGGTTTAAGGTTCACAGCAGAAAAAGCACCCTGTGTTCTTAGAGAGAAAAAACTTTCATTAACGAGATTTAGTTCTATTTCATTCTCATTCTCAAACCAGTCTGCATCGGTTGACACTTGGTACAGTGGTTCTAAGTCAGGGCTCGCTAAGGACTTAAGGATTTCTTCATTTATGGCGTAGACCTCGGAAATCTTAGCTTTTCTCTCTTTTATTAACGCTGCGGTAGTTTTCATTCTACTATTCCTTTCAAAAGTCTCTTCTTCTGTTTATACGCCCTAACCGCCTGACAATGCGGACAAGAGCCGTGACTCCTGCAAGAGCTGTCTATGGCTTTTGAGCCGTAATACTTTTTACGCTTTTCCTTGCCGTGCTTTATTGCTTTATCAAGGCTCATCATTCACCTCTTTAATAATATTATTGATGTCTTGTTGGGTAGGGCCTGACAGCTTGAACTCGCCACACCAGTCAAACCCGTCAGTAACGACAAACCAGCCATGCTCTTTTTCCTCTAGTGGTGCATTGTTTTCTATTATGCCTCTCTGAGTGGGTGGATTTCTATGACAAAACCCTTCATTGTCGCCAATGCCTTCCCAGTATTCACACTTGTCGCATAGCTTATTCATTTTACTTATCCTTTCTTGTGTTCCATTTTAATAAAGCTTCTTGCGCATCGTAATACTCATGTCCTATATACATTTGATGAGCAATGCAGTCTTCGTTTTTACATCCAACAATATATGATTCGCTATAGTCGGCAAAGTGTGTGAACTCATAGACTCCTTCGCTATCACAGAACGGGCATTTTATAGCCTCACACATTTTGTTTGCTCCTTATCAAAGTAATACCTTGCAAGGTACTCAAGCTGGTCTGGCGTGAGGTGGGCGGGGTCTTCATAGCCGAACATTAAATCACCATTTTTATTAGTCCAGTTCTTATCCAGCATATCCGGCCACACCTCAAGCAATAGCTCTGCACAATACCTGTTACAGATCATCTTCGTCTTGCTCGGCTTCCAGATGTTATGCTTGGAGATAAAGCTAAAGAAAGCCGCTCTCTTGTCATACTTGACGTGGTTGGGGCCGTATTCGCATTCGGTTATTTTAACACTAGGGTTATTTACCCATCCAGCAAAACCCTTGCATACATCCGCCATCTCACAGCCCTTAGCAAATATCCTAGCCTCTTGCTCGTCAGTACAGGGGATACAAAGAGTAGACCAGCGGTAAGGGTGCGAGTAGCCGATCATCTTGAACCGCCCCCCGTTACAGCCGTCCGACAAGGTGCAGGAGTTGCTGATATCGCCGTATCTACTACTGTGTTGGACTTCGGTATGCAATCCGTTAGTACGGGCCTTCCTGAGCCACTCAGAGGCTGTGAGCTTATCGCCGTAAAGCATTAACATCTTAGCATTTTTTGTTCTTAGTTTTATGAACTTAATATCAGGGTTATCCCCTTGCTCACACCAGTCTTTGTATACGTCACAGCCTTTGCGGCATTCTTTTGTACTCATTTTTTCTCCTTTTCTATACCGTCTGCAAATTGAATTAGCTTCTTAGCTATGTGCCGGGCTTGATCTGGATCACAAACAAAGCTTTCGTAGTTCTCTGTCTCGATCTCGATTTTACCACCATAAGGGTAAGCCGTAAAGCGACCTTTGTAATACCCATATCTAATCAGCCTGTCGGTGTCTATCATTTTCCTTGCCATTATATCCCTTTCAGTTCAGTGTAAGCTATCTCATAATCGTTCGCTATATACTTCCTATCGTGCTTGTGTTCATTAAACCAAAGCCACTGACCTCTGCGCCACTCCTTAAGCCAAACAAGGAATTCTTCAGCAGAGACAAGGTTACTATGGGGGGATATTTGGACGTTGAGCAAGTGGTGGTCGGCACATAAGCATATACCATTACTTAGGTCACGGTCGAGGCTTGTCCAGATAGACTTCGGGAGCAAGTGGTGTGCGTTTAGTTCGTCTGTACTCTGGCATATCTCACAGCAACCTACAGCCTTGACCTCAGCAGCCCAGAGCTTCTCTGATTCATCTTTATACTTCTTTCGGGCAAAGAGTTTGATTGCGGTGGCAGTGTAGCCTACCTCGATGCCGATAGTCTTATAGTCGATTCCAGCCCTGACCATCTCCCACGCTTTGCGGGATTTCTGGGATTTCAGTTTGCTACTTTTCTTTAATGCCATTAGTCTTTCTCCTTACATCTATCAGTACACCAGTTTACGCACATCTCCCCGCATACCTCGGGGCAGGGCCACTTGCTGTCTTTGTGTAGGTTTCGCTGACATAGAGGGACGTAGGATTCTAGTTTCTTTGTGTTCGCTACCATCTCTTCAAAGCTTATTATCTTGCCTAGCTTATTTCCCATTGCTATTCTCCTTGTCATCTCTTAAGATACACCCTTGTAAGTTTTTTCGGCTAAGGTAATCAATTGCTTTATCAGCTATGTCCTGACCTGCGCATAGTCGCCTGAGAAGCATTGCTAAGTCTTCTATCGTAAGGTCTTTGTCGGGTTGGCGGTGGTTCCAAGCGGCGATGGCGTCCTCTGGTGGTCTATCAAGAGGACTTTCAGTGTAAACCATTTTATGAGCTACGCATCCAACAAAAGCACATCCGAGTGAATAGAATTCGCCGTGATGATCTTCGTCGAGGAAATATTGTCCTTTTGCACCACAGAACGGGCAATCTTTCAATTCTTCTTTATTTCCCATTATTGTTCTCCAGTCTTACGAGCCTTCTTTGTTTTAACCTAACATTCCATAGTTTATTACATATCTTTTTACTAGGGCCTGCGTCATTGTAAGATGGCGTTATTACCTCTGTCACTATATCGCCATCAACAGACAGCAAGCCTATTCCTAATTCCTCAAACGTCTGCGTAGACTTTGGCCTCATGCGACCTATAAAGTCAGCGGGCATGGCGCAATACGATAGGTGGCACTCGTACAAGTTGTTTCTTGCCTGCCGGAGAACCTCGGCTGTCTTTTCTAATTTAAGCTCTACACAAACTAACTCGTGTAATTCTGGCTTACGGTTGCTAGTTCTATGTTCCCATTTAACGCCAACCACATCACAAAGACCACTGCATATTACTCGTTCATAGGCAACGAAATAGCCTTGAGTCCTTAGCCATTCAGTAATGGCGGGTGTCATTTCTATTTCAAGCATTAGCCATTCTCCTTGTGCTTACCAAGTGCAGCGTTCGCTATCTCAATAACCGCCCCATAGCCATCTACGCAGGTAGTTCCGCAGATTTCTTCCAAAGCATCTACAAGAGTTTTGTCGGGTTGGCGGTGGTGTTCTATGGCTCTCATATGGTCATCAATAGATTTCTCACAATGCTTCCATTGCTCAGTCATAGACTGATATGTGAATACGTGAGCTTTAATGTCACTCTTGAGATTTTCTATTTCATTTTCCAATTCTTTACTTGCCATTAGTCATTCTCCTTAATAAGTTTGCATAGGGCGGCGGCGGTCATTAGGTCTTTACTGGTCATTTGGGGCCTCGCTTTCTAGGCAGGCGGCAGTTCAATTCAATTCCGCATACGCCAACACTGACGATCCGGTAGGGTTTCTTGCGTTTAAATCTTTTCGCTAAAATTTTCAATACCTCCAAGATGTCGCAGGTGTCATCGTAGCTATTAACAGTTGGCCATTCCATAGCGAAGTGTCCATCGTCTAGCGACATGTGCATTTTATTCATCACTCATCGCCCCCTTCTTGATCGCATAGAGCGGGGAGGTCTGGTATTGACATCCAGTGGGTAACGTCTCTTTTTGCGAACATCTCTGAATCGTACACTTCAATATGACCAGATGGTTCCAGCCAGAAAACTTCTTCATCTGGATTATCAGGTAAGTTTTCACCGCCTTCTTTAATCTTAATCCATGGACTCTCGGCGAGTTGGGCTTGGAGGTCGGCCTCGATCTCATTAAGCTTAATAATGCTGTCGTCGCGGAGGTCGACCTCTTTCTTCAACCGCGCAATCTCATTGTCGGCGTGATAGATTAGGTCTTTGGCCTTTTGGAGTTGCTTATCCTTTTCGGAAAGCTTAAATTTTAGATGCTGGATATATTTCTTATCGTTTTCCTTGCTCATTTCGCTACCTCGTTAAAATGTAAATGGCCTTCGATTTCTTTTCTATGTTTCCATAGGAAAACTTGAACCTCAAAGCATAGGATATATATAGCAATCTTCCATGATCTGAAATCTTTTGCTAGCCCGTATGGGTCAAGTGAATGGTCATGGGTAACTATTCCAAAAGCTAACCCCCATACAGATGGTTGAAAGAATATACGCAGTCTGTTATTGTATGCTAGTTTTTTCTTCATCTTTCTACCTTTCTGCCCTGCCGGACATTGTTAAATTCGGAGTTATTTTGGCTTCTCGCATCTTTCAAATTCATAGACAAATACCCAGTCATTACGTTCCCATGAGCCGGGGTAGAGGGAGTTCCAGAGGGCTATGAACAAGCCAAACGTGTCATCAATCATATTCTTGCCGGGAGCCGGTAATATTCCTTCTGATGCGGCGTCAAAAAGGCTTATATCTTGAATCCTCTCCACCCTTACCGCTGTAACCTTAAGGAATATGCGGGCAAGCTCTTTAGGCATGAATATTGACGGCCTTTTGTGATAGCCAAGATGGTAACGGTCAACCGGTTTAATTACTGTTGATCCGGGCTGGAAAAACAAGTGAGGTACTATATGTTTTGGCGGTTCAGCAGGTGCAAACCTTTCTTTCGGACGGTCAAGCTTATTGCAGGTTTCGGTTGTCGTTTGATATGAACCCCACTGCCAAAACGCCTCCCGCACATACAGAACGTCCCCGACTTGGTATTTGGGGCCTGTCGAATTATGCACCGCCCACTGCCAAGCGTCATCTTTGTCAACGAACTCCCCCAGACCTTTTTTGAATTTTATCGGCCTTCTATCCTGCGTCTGTCTACCAGCAAGGATATTCTGGACTACTTGTTTGTTGCATAGTAATGGTTTCATTATCTTGCTCCAATTAAGTTCTTTAAATTCGCCGGAGTCAGCAACGAGCCAACCCCGGCCTGTTGTTCCCTCTGCTTTGTCGGTCAGAGGGGTTGTACCAGAATAAGCGTAGCACTGAGGAATCCTTTCGCAGTTGCTTATTCCAGTGGAGTTAATCTTTACTTGGGCCAATATGCCATTCACAATCACCGTCAGCAGGGCACGTTTCAGGGTCGCATTTACAAAAATACCCAGCTTCGCAGTCATCGAATGCTTCACCACACGGCATTAAATCATCTATCTTGCAGCCACATGCTTCGCCGTACAGCCCATCGTACAAATTGTCTTTCAAGTATTTCTTGAGCATATCTTTAATATTCATTATCTTAACTCCTTATATAAAACCTTGTTTCTTCTTATATGCTTTTATATCTTTCATTATCTGGGCCGTTTTTGATATTTCCACGACCGGCTCAGGCTCGATCTGAGGCTCTTTAGTCTCAGTGTGCCCGATTATACCCTCGGGCCTGCGGAATTTGATTCTAGGGGGCTTCTCGTGTTTCAAATCAGGCTTTTGACGCAACGCCCAGTCCTTGCCCTCCTCGCAATCCCTGGAATCTTTCATAAATTCCTTATCCGCTCGGAGTTTTTCAACTGTCCACAAGTGTATTTTAACGTGATGCTTGTCTTTGTATTCTTGTAGGGTCATTTTAACTCCATAATTCACTCATCCCTAGACACGGGGAGTCATCTCTTTTTCTTGTACCACTTACCCACCAATCCCAAAATCCTTGAGCGGAACCAAAATCCTCAAAGTATCGCCGTTTCCCTTGCTTTGTTGGCACCCCGCTCCATTTATCCCAAAATCTATCGAACGCCCTGCGCCATAGAAACTCATATCGAGGCCAACGGTCAAATCCGATTCTCTGTTGTCTTGCTCCTGCCATCGGACAACCGATACATCCTAGCCGATCAAAACCCTCGCTGTAAAGGCAACAAGAGGACATTCTTTGATCTCGGTGGAAATCCCATACGTCCTTATCCGTCCAATATAAAATCGGGTTCACGATGCAAGTTTTGTTGTTGTTGTTATTGATTATTACTTGCTTCCATGCCTTTTTTCTACGAGGGCTTTCGGCTGCTCTAATCCCTAATATTTTCCATTGTTGATTGCCTGTGTTTTCTTTGTACTTTTCACAGCACCATCTCATTAGCCTAGTTGGGGGGCCTTTACAACTTGTATTTTCTACCATTTCAGTAAGAAGTGCCCTTGGTTGTCGATGAAAAGTCGCGTTGTAATTATCCTTGATATGTCGCACAAGCTCAGGAGGATCAAGTGTAGTTACTGAGTAATCCATTGTATGACGAATACCCGCAATTTCTGCTAGTTTTGCTATAACCGCGGAATCCTTTCCACCTGAAAAAGCCAAGCAGTAACCATCATCCGACATATCTATCGCGTTGGATTCGTACTCTCCAATTAGCGAAATAGCCTTATCAATTTTAGTATTCAGTGGAATGTCATACGCTTGCTGGATGATCAGGTCGTCATTGAAAAGAAAATTACTCATGCTGGTTTCCTATAATCAAACTCATCTTTCATTCTGGACATGAAAAGGGCTATTGGCTTGTCGCCTGTCTTCTTACATTCTTGCGCGACCCGCCAAGCCTTATCAAAAACTTTTTCATCCAGGGATTTCGATAAATGCTTTGCTACGTTTTGCAGTGTTGTTCTATCGGCTTTCTTTGCAACTCCAAATAACTTACTGGTAAGATCGTAGAATTTCAATTCTTCCGAAGCGACCGAAATACGAGATTTGTGAGAAAAAGACGAACCGCTCGTTTCGTTATTTCCATTATTCCCTTTGTTTTCGTTCGTTTCGTTATTATCATTATTGTTAGTGGTTGCTTGTTGGTTAGGCGTTGGTTGCTTGATGGTTGCTTGATGGTTATCTTGTTGGTTGTTGAGCGTTTTATTTATATCATAAACCCTTGCGTCTGCTAGAGTTGCGATAGTTCCCTTGTTGGTTGCTTTGGTCGCTATAAAATTCCATTCCTCTAATTTAGATAAAGCCGTTCTGTATTGTTGCCTTGTGAGTCCGCAACTTTTATAATCTCCAATTAAAGCTTCACCTAGCTTTAGGCTGTGAATGTTAAAAGCGTCCGTCCGTCTTGCTCTAATGGCTATGATAGTCAGCAAAGCGAATGCGTTCGGATTTGATAATAAAGCTAAAGTGTCATCGGATCTTTTGAGCATTATATAAGTGTCCATCGATTACCTGCTAATGAAAAAAGACCGAAACAGGCTGCTTAGACACAACCACGATGGGGAATGTACCCGTTCCGATCTATAATTATTAGAGTTCAACTGTGATTGTATACTAAGCATATTTATATACTACTCCATCAATGGTTATCTGTCAAGAGAAATCCAAAAAGTTTATTTCATTTAAACTTAAAAAACTCAAACCCGCTCTGGGCGTAATCATTTGCATCGGTGTCTACCATTGCCCCGAACTTGCATTTTGCATGATTAAATAAAGATCCGTTCGGCTCTGTGGTCAGAATCTTCTCAAGCTGCTCAGGTGTAAAGCAGTGCAGGTTCTCTATTAGCATATTGCTTAGCGGGGTTTTTCTCGTCGCGTGCTGTTGGTTGTATGGGGTTTTGTTGTTCATTAGAACCTACTCTCGAATAGCTTTTCTTAGTAACTTCTTTGCTTTTGTCGCTATTGAAATAAGAGCCTTTGTTGGGTTTGGTTCTTCACTGGTCGCTATTTGGGTCATAAAGTCTGTGAATTCCTTGTGCATATTCCAGCAGTTCATAATATGAAGGGCGTTCAAGTGTTTCTTTTCTTTTGTGAATGGGCTGTCTCTAAGGTTTGCAATCTCCGCGCCCATGTTCAACTCCTTGCAAGCCGTGACACATAGATAGTTAATGTTGCCGGACGCTACTTCTAAGTCGGCTTTCTTTTCTTTTTGATAATAGCCAAGCAATTCACCTTTTGTCCGTTGTATTGTTCTTTCTTCGCTCATCTTTCATTCCTTTCGTTTAGTTATTCCGGCCTCTTAGCCTTTAGTTCTTCTATTTCGTTTTGTTTTCATACCATTTCGGATCGGGTTTTTTTATCTCTGGATACGCTTCCCATATAGCGTCATTCCAGGCTTTAATACGGGACACAGCGATCTGGTTTATGCTCTTTAGGATTATCGGGTAAACCATACCTTGCATACAGTGAGGGCACTTGCGGCCCGTGATGTCCCCTTGCACGATTTCCCACGGCCAAATAAGTTTACGGCACGAAGCGATCCTGCATTCCCAAAAGAATACCCCTTTACCTTTTTTGCAGTTCTTGTCAGTCAAGTCTCGTACGAATATCTTGCGACCATGAGTAATTTTTAAGAATCTCTTGGCGTCTTCAAACTCCCAACCCTCACCCACAAGGTACATTATAGGCCCGTCCTTGCAGTGTAGCCAGCCGTTCTGCTTTTTCGATATACAACTCTTAGAGTCGTGCTTAATCGTCTCTATGGCCTCGCCACGCCCGCAAGACAGGAGCAAGTCTGAATACTCTCGCATTAGTTGGCCGTAAGGTTTTTCGTATGTCGGTTGGCCGTTGAATATGTCTATTACTTCGTGTGTCATCGTTACATCCTTTCCCACTCGTCACGAGTCTTTAAGTGAGCGTGTATTTGATTTTCAAGGTGGGGCTTTAGCCAGGATTGACCAATAAGCCAATCGAGATACTCAACGTCAATATCGCTGGCGTATTTGCCTTGATGCTTTCCGAACGGGATTATCGGGTCCGGCGTTTCGTCCATGAGTTCGTCAAAGTCCATTATCCATCCCTCTTAATATTGATATTCTTATCCTTAAGCTGACAGTTTACCGGGAAATCGCTGCTCGATGGGCATTGTATAGTCATGCAGTTACTTAGTACCACACAGCAATAAAACTTATCGTCAGGGCGACTAAACTTCCGCAGCGGGCATTCGGCGGGGTTAGATACATTAACGTCCATTATTTCGCCCTCTAGAACTTCCACCATTTGCGGTGGTAGCATATAAATCTATTTGTGTTTAGACAGGTAAACCCCGGATAAAAAGCGTTGTAATGACAACACTTACCTAACGCCCACCATTTACAATCCTTACATCGTTTCATTGTTTATCTCCAACAGTTTTAGTGGCTATAGAGTTACCCGCCCGGCACCGAGCCGGACGGGGTGAACGTGATGAAACTCTGATTAAATTATTTAATCAGCTTGCGTCTTACTTTTCGGGTTCAAACTCTCCCGGCGTTTCGGTTGGATTATCAGGGCAAGGCTCATGAAGATCGTTTGCGTATTTCTCCATAAGCTGACCGGCACAATGGTCGACCTGCTCAAAGACAAGAAAGTCTCTGGCTTTCTCGATCAAGATAGCTGTGATGCGACCTTTGTTCATTACGTAACTCGGACCTGGAGGCGGTAATTTCTCGCAGATCGCGTCGATCACTTCAAGCTCGGTTGTTGAGGCTGGCCGGACTTGTGGAGTTTGGGCCTGAGGCGGCGGGTTACCGTCAGTGTCCTTAGTTGGGATATTCCAGATCATACAAAGCAAATACCTTTGCCCATACGAAACAGAGGTCGCCTTGGCATGTATCGCGGTCATATTAACAACGCCTTTTATCCCTACTCCGCCCAACGGGACATCATAGTGATAGGATTCCTTGTGTCCGTCCTTGTGTAAGACAGTAGCACCGACCCGAATATGTCCATCGGCTTCAGTTGATCCCTCGTAAAAGGTAACAGAAAAATGATGCTTTTCGCATACAGCCTTTGACATTTCAATAACGTCATCAAGTCCAGCATACATGCTGTTAGTTTGATTGTTCTTTCTTTTCTTTACAACCCCGCCTACGTCCGCCTGTGCTGCTGCAAAAGCAGAGGCGTAGGCTTTCCTGGCCTCGTTAGCTTCAAACTGCTCTCCCATTTCTTGCATCGCTTTCATCTGCTCAACATCGATCTTGACGCCATTGTCTATCATCATAGCCAGCCTTGTCATTAGTGGCGCGTCGTCAGGTATTGCTATTCGCTGTAGCTGTTGGGGCGGTTCGTTTACTTTGGTTATTTCTTCCATTGTCAATCTCCTTAAAATTGTGGGCCTGTTATCTTTTCAATTCTTGATTTCAGTTCATCTACGAATTTATTTACCTTAACTTCAATTTCGGCAATCTTCTTTTCGTCCCGTTGTATCCTGATGCTCCAGTACGGTTTCACTACACATTCGGGGCAGTAACTCACAAAGTCCCACCATTTGCATTCAGTGCCGCGACACCACATATTACCGTACACCTGTGGGCTATAGGTCGTTGGTAGTTTTTTGCCTTCAATATATTTGCGTTGAGTTGACAGGATAACGCGTTTCATTTCTAACCCGTTGGGGCCAATCAGACCATCGGGACTTGCGCCAACAAGTTCGCTTCGCTGAATGAAACCAACCTGCCGGATTTTGCATTTATACCCATCAAAACTGTTTCGCCTTTCGTATTCAATCCGAATCTCCGGTTCTGCCTCTATGCCATTAAGCATCAGTGCGGTTTGTATGGATTCCTTGCGTTTCTTTGACAGGAATTCTTCAACAAGATCGTCCTGTAGCTTACCCCTACCGGTGCCTTTCGACATTATCGTACCGAATTTTGTGGCCGAGACAGGGACTTTGAGTTTGATAGCATACCACTCAGGCGAACCTTGCTCCATCGTATGTATTATTGGGTATTCCATGATTACTCCTAATAGTTAATTGTTACGTGTGGGATTATACCTTCATCAAGAGCAGTCACAACGGCACTAGCATGGTCATTGTCGCCGAGGAATTCTGCCAAGAAGGTCATGATTTCTTTCTTAATTAGAGTTTGATGAACCAAATCGGCTTTTCGTTTAGCTTCTTTCCTATCAAGTTCATCCTGCTTGTTCTTTTCTTCAAGCTCTTTTGCAATGCGGTCGTTGTCGGCTTGATGGGCCTTTGCTTTTTCCTCGGCGATGGCGTCTTGTTTTTCTTGCTCAGCTTTCTTATGAGCCTGAGCTGCATCAAAAGCGACCTGCTTTGCCAGTTCGTTGGCATCGTGTATGACTTTGGCGGCTACGTCCTTCTTGTCCTGTTCGACCTGAGCAAGTGCGGCATCAACAGCATCCTTTTGTTTCTTGCCAGCCAGTACCTTAGCATTTATCGCGTCGATTTCGGCTTTCTTATCACGCTTGGCTTGCTCGTCTGCATCAATGATGGCCTGAGCTTTTCGCTCTCGATAGTCAAGCCATGCTAAACGCTCGTCTTCTTCATACTCGGCCTGCAGGCGGTTTTTCTCGGCAAGATCGTCAATCTCTTTTTGAAGAGCAGCTTCGATATCGTCAAGTACTATCTTGTGAGGCAATTCCATAACATCAAGCCGGACTTGGATAGTTTTAGCCTCTGCGTCAACCTCACGCTTTAGTCTGAGGTACTCTGCCCCGGCCTCCTTGCGAATCTTATCAAGCGCGTTAGTTCCTTTGCGGAGCTTGCGATACCATTTCCGGCGTTCATCTATACCATCCGGTGTATCGGGAAATTCCATCCCCGCGTTAGATTCTTCAAGCGTTGCGAGGTCTGTTTCAAACTGTTTAAATACTGTAATTTCGGTACTCATGCTATTCATTCCTCTCATTATATAAATCGGTTATTAAAATTTGCTCATCGGCATCTAATTCGCTGTACGGCTTGCCGAAACAATCATTCGATAGACTATCGTATTTGCAGGGCATACACGTCTCCTATTTCTGTTTTGCCGCCCCGTAAGCGTCAAAGGCGATCTTGTGGAGAGGAACCCACGCGACACATCCTAGTCGAGCATTTTCCGATGTTCTGGCTTCGATTAAACTAAGAGCATAGGCAGCAGCATCAAGCTTCAACTGGATAACAAGCGTTTTGTCGATAAGTTCATTCCATGCTTTCAAGGTTACGGTGCATTCGACTTGTTGCTCTGAAGCATACCGCGAGTCAATGCCGGCCTTGCGGGAATCTTCTTTCGTCCATGTAAAGAACCGCAAGACCCTGGAAAACTTCCCTGTCTTTTTTATGATGTTCATTTCGCCACCTCCTTACAAGGTCGCCAGACGGGGACGTAGACGGTTTTGTTAGCGTAATCACCAGCAGTCATAGCGGACCAGATAGGCCAGCCGTCAGCAAAAACAATCAATTCATCCTCTATTTTACGCTTAAATCGAGCAAGTCCCATAGGATGCCTAAAAGTTCCTTCCACATTAAACGTTTCTCCCTCTCCAATACAAGAGAACGGGACCGCTTTAAGGTTGAGCTTCTTTAGTGTTTGTTTGTCGATCATCTTACTTTCCCTTTCGGTTAATTGTTATTAAATGCATCGGTGGCAAGCCTCGTAGTCTCGCCTCAGTACTAACTTGTCAATTCAAGCCGCCCGATGCCCTAAGCCGTGTTTTGTCAGTCCCTGACAGGGTGTAGGCCGAAGCTGGCTTAGATACACCTATTTCTTAAATCCCCCAGTGTTCATGTCGTACTTAGCAATGATAGCTCGCAAATCGTCCTTAGTTGCATCTTCTGGCTTAATACTAGCTGATTCAAGTATAACCACTTCGCTCGCTATCATCTCCATATTAACGAAATGGCAGTCACAATCGCACACGTACCACATTCGACCTAAATTATTCCTATGTGCTAACCCGACCCGACAACATCCGCTCCATGCTACAACATAAGAGGATTCGTCCTTAATCTTAGAGAAGTAGGCTTTAATGGCATCACGTTGCTTTGTGCCCCATTCAGTCACATCGTCCATCAAGTCTGTATGGCCGATTTTCTTCAAAGCGTGCGTTTCTGCGTTACTGTAGATTTTTGCCTCTCCGGTATCGTCCGAAACACAAAGTGCACCACAGCTATGCTTGAAAACTATACCTTGCCATTTTTCGACTTCATGCTCTACTACATCCCCCACAGCGGGCACGTAGTCAGGCTGTGAAGTCGAAGTTGTGGTAAGTGACGGTGTAGCTGTCTTCGCTTCCGAAATCGCAGCCAAGCCATCTTGATCGGTCAGGTCCGCTTGCGGTCCCTGTCCTGCTTTTGGCAGAATCAAAAAGGGGCGCCGTCTACCTCTATTTCGAGGTTGTTAAGATTTCCCTTGACGTTGGGTTTGGTGCGGACTTTCTCATAAGCCTTCAAGATCGATACGAGCTTCGATGTGCCACCGACTCTAATAATCCCGCTATCGTTGTCAATGGCGCTTACTCGGGTTGTCTCTACGACGCGGTTTTGGGTGGTGTCGAATACTTCTGATACCACGTCGATTGATACGTTGTGCATTTTTTCTGTACTCATAATACATTCCTTTAAAAAGTGTTATAAAACATTATCCCAGCCCCTATAGGACTAAGGGAAATTCAATCTTGCAAACTCGCCATGGTATTTATTAGCTGCTGAGTCGTAAGCCGTCGCTGCTTTTATAAGGCAGGTAAATAAACCTAAATGAATAACTTTACCATCAAGACGTATCTGAGACCTCCATTTATTGGCGCCTTTCTCCCAGCAGACGCCTTTGAATCCGCATTTGTTATTTGCGTTAATCTTCCTGTTCTTTGCGTTTTCGGCTTGAGTACAATGACGTAAGTTGGACCGTTGGTTGTCAAGAGTGATGCCGTTTCGGTGGTCTATTTCTTTGCCATTGACGCTTCCCAAGATAGCAACGTGCATTAGTAATGTCGTCCATTTACCATTGGCCTTGATGCCGCGTTGGGCATAAAGCTTGTTTTCCTTAGGTTCATGTGCGTGCCATTTATATTTATTAAGTTCTTCGCAGTCACTGTCGTCTACCAACGTGAATGTGTTTGGGAATTTCTTAGTACTGATGTCAATTTTCTTCATGGTAACTCCAATAAAAGAGCCAGCCGGAGTTGTTACGCAGTATGGGCTTGAACCCGGATTGCCTCCGGCTGACTTCAATTGATTGTTTTGTACTGCGTAACATACCATAAGTATAACCGATATTTCTGGAAAGTCAACTAATTTTATTATTATTCTAAAGGGTGGCCGAAACTGTGAGGCCGCAGCCACCTGATCTATTAACGGTACTACCCTTTTATGAGGCACTATGCTAGTTAGGCATGATTGCTGCACTCCTTTCGGTTAAGGTCAATAATGCCCGTCTCTCCGGGCTGTCACGGTTGGCTTTTGTTTCGGACTTTCTACCGTTTCTGTCCGACCCTTGGTAGACATTTAGAGACCGTCTTGAAGGATGAAACCATCCAGTCTTTTCGTGAGCTTTCACTCAATGTCCTCGGCTGGACTCGAACCAGCAACCGTTTCTAATGGGATTAAGAAAGCTCTACCATTTGAGTTACGAGGACGGGTGGGGCAGGCAATGTTACAGCAGTGTCTTTTATTGGCTAGCCTTCGCTGTAGAACACGTCACTGCCCCATATTAACTTATTCAAAGAACTGCACGGCGGGCAGGCTATTCGTGTTCCCGTATTCCGGCAATGTTACGCCGCTTACCGGCTTATAGACACTGCCACGCCGTGCTATATCCATTGTCGGGGCAGGATTCCCCACTCTGCACCTAAAGCCGTTCTGAACTTGAACAATGCAAGCTAGGCAGTTGCAAAGCACTTGGTTCTGGCCTCGTCCGTTCCTTACCCGACGCTACCACGCCGCCCGATAATGGGATATATCTGTTATTCTATTGTCTTAAAGAGCCTGCTCAAGAGAAGATGGGCGGGGGTTAGGCTGGTTTTGCTTTCATAAGCTGACAGGCAGGCATTTCTGGCAATCTGAAAATTGACTCTGGGTTGACGCCACATAAAGGATCGAACCCCTCTATTTGACTATGAAAAGCACAATCTTTACACTTGGGATGTTCTTTCGGTTCATTCATCTGTCATTACTCCTATAAAGGTTAGCCCCTGTGAGGGGGAGATTGCGTGAGTTAAGCCTTTGCAGCTTCAAGCCGGTCAAGGGCCTGTTCCATCGCGTATACATGCTTATCTGCTGCGTCCGTATGCCCCTCGATATAGCCCCTGACACCGGCATACTCCGACTTTATTATCATCTTGTGTACGGTAATGTCTAATACTTCCATACGAATTTTAATAGACGTCCTGCGTTGTTCTGGTGTCATGGGTAAATCCTTTTAAGTTAAATAATGCCCCACCCCAGAGAAGATGGGCAGGAGCGGGAATTGGTTTATCGGCTTACTTTTATAACGAAGTCGGGGTTGATTTCACATGCAGTAAGAACGGACTGAAGGAAACGCAAGAAATCGTCGTATGTTCCCCATCCATTAGGGGAACCCAAAGCTCTAAAGTGTTCGGGGTCATGTTCTAGTAATCTTATTCCCTCTTTAAGGATGGGAACAACTTCTGAAGTTAAATCATATCCATTTTCTTCGGGTCGCCATAAGCATTTATAAACACCCGCTTCAGCAGCCATACGGCCTAGATTGTGAGTAATATTAAAACTCTCGTATTCTATATGCCCACAATGGCTACATTTACTTTCTATACTAAAATCTAAACCCATTGTTTCCCTTTCAAAAGTTTACAAAATACTCAAAGGCGAAATCATTAATAACCTTAAAGCATCCTGATTCGTCTTCATTGGTAGCTTTATCTATAACTTTCTCTAAATATATCACTCTATCCCTTAGGTTGCATTTACATTTCTCACGGCCAACAGTAGGTTTTATTAACTTACAGCACCTATCGCAATATTCGTTCTCCGCTCTCATATTGATCCTTGCTCATTATATACATTATCGCGTCACATAATTCTTTATCAGGTGACCTTTTTAATAGCTGTTTAATTATCACGATAGATTTGGAATAATCCTCAATTAAATCGTTGGGATTATATTTCCCACTTCCAAGGTCGGAGTTCGCTGCTTTCGCAAACTCCGCTATTTCTTCAATTGTGTAATCCATTACCATTTTCTGTTCATTTTCTTTTCTATAGTTACATTGCATTGGTGTCTGAAAAGCTCACATTCAGGCCCAGCAGCGTAAAACATCCCATAAGCCTTGATGTCTCTTGCGTATTCCAGTTGTTTGATTGTTAGTGTCTTAAGTTCGTTATATACTTTGTTTAGTGTTGAGCTTTTCATTTTAGTCCCTTTCGTTTGTGTTATTATTGACTTGTCTTACTATAATAAGTATAACACGTACTTCGTCAAAGTCAATTAAAAACTTGATAAATTTTCAAGGTTTTTTATAAATAAACATAAATAGCCCCTCACGATACCGAAAAGGGCGATAAATAATAATAAATAATTGTTTGCTTTGCTTAACTTTTGTGGTATACTTTAACAGGAAATAGAGATATGAATGAAAGAATTGACGAAATCAACCACGCAATGCAGAATATTCATCGCAATCTTGCCCTGATGATAACCCCGGATGCGTCAAGAGATTTAAGGATAGCAGTGGAACAGGCCCAGCAGGGCATAGAAGAATATGAAGAATACACAATAGGCAGGTTAAAAGAGGAACTAAACAAGTGAAAAACCGTCCTATAGTTAAAAAACTAAAGCTTTTGACCTCAACCATGACAAAGACACAGCTTCAAAGCTTGCTTGCTCAGGTCAAGGCTAAGGGCTATGAGCAGATTACAGTGTGGTTTAACGCACAGGGTGATCCTCTGACGGCAGACGACTTTAAACAGCTTAATAGATGGGGTGTTATCGCCGTTAGATGGCTTATAGGAGATTGGAAGCGTGACCGCAAAGAGGCTTATGTGGCGGGTAAAATCAAAGACCTGCTTATAGAGGCAAGGCTTGACGCTATTGACTACATGACAGATCGGGGCGAAACAGAGCAAGAAGCAAAAGACATCTTCAAAGAAGGCTTTAGGGCATTCTCTGAGGAGGTGTTAAATGGCTGATGTTACTTTATTTTGGGGAGGTACAGGCACGCAGGCTGACGCTGTTGCTATTCCGGGGATTGTCAATAATACTTGGCTGCTCTTTAACAGCCCATCAGATTCCATGACAGCTAATGGCGGGGCGTTAATAGCATCTGAAACAGGTGTAACCGCCGTGTCTGGTGCTTTCACTACCGTAACTAAAATAGGGGCCTTTGCGGGCCTGTCTGTTATCGCCGATATGTATATGTACGTTTCTGCAACCGGAGGGACGTCAGATTTAGAGTATTATGAGATTCAGTCTGTTGATAGTGATGATGTTATCACAGTAGAAACAGTTGGTACACTAGAAGGAGGGACGTTAGTCACTGCCGAAACTATTACATTCTCAGTTGGCGGAGCTGGCGATATAAGCTCTAACACAGGCGGGGATACAGACTTGCAAGATCAGATGGACTTTATCGGTGTGAGACTGAGTGGTTCGCATAATTTCGACATTCTAATGAACCGCGACTGCACGATTGATACCACTGTTGACATAGACGCTATCTCAGGCTCAGCCACAACAAGAGTGCGTGTTATCGGGTCTGATAGCGATTTCGAGGATGACGGGACGCAGGTTGAGATAACAACTACAAGCACACTGGCCAATGGTCTTGTAAAGTTTTTCGATGAATCAGATTACACTTTATGGAAGAACTTTGATTTTAATGGCGGAGGAAAAGATGCTTCCCGAGCCGTATATGGAGTTTTCAACCCAAGTACCGAGACATCATCTATATTTCATGTTTTTGAGGAATGTAAATTTCGAGGAGCGTCGAACGATGGGGCAATATTTAGGTCAGGGGCACAAACTTTCGCAAATTGTGAGTTTGACCTGAACGGAAGATATGGGATAAATAGTTTTAGCGGTTCCAGCATGGTGTTTGAATCGTGTGTTTTCTCAAATAACGATAATCATGGAGCGTTTATCGACGGCCCAACTTCTGTGTTCAATCACTGTATATTCCCAGATAACGGAGGTAGTGGGTTAAATATCGACGATGGGGGAGATAACGCCCGGATAGATCATTGTGTTTTCTTCGGTAATGCTGTAAGTGGACTTCGTCTTGATATTCTCGCTGACAAAACAGTAGTGGTGAATTGTTCATCAATCAACAATCTTGGCGTAGGATATGACCTTGACGGAGATGCTATCAGGCCGATTCTTTTATTCAGGAATAACCACAGCAAAGATAACCTTTTTGTGGCCGATAAAGATGGAGCCACAAGCCATTGTTCTGAAACTGCCACTCTAGCAGCTTTCTTAGTATTTAGTTCAGGAAGTAATATAACCGGCGATCCGTTATTTACAGACTTTATTCCTGCCGCTGGTAGCCCACTAATCGACGCAGGCGTAGGCGGCACAGGTGATACCATCGGAGCTCTTGCCGCTACAGCAGGCGGAGCGGGTGGCGGGGTGATGCCGATGACGGGACTAATATCATAATGCCAAACAAAGCCATAACATTAAGCCAGTTAAAGCATCCGACACCAAGGCCGGATAATAGGCCCAGTTCGTCAAGGCGCGGATATGGGGCAAGATGGCAGAAAGCCCGTATGTTCTGGCTTATATCGCATCCTTTATGTGTTATGTGCAAAAAAGAGGGGTTTGTAAAGGTTGCATCCGTAGTCGATCACAAAATCCCTCACAAAGGCGATATGCAAAAATTCTGGGATCGATCCAATTGGCAAAGCTTATGCGTACCTCACCACAATCAAAAAACAGCCCGAGAAGATGGCGGGTTTGGACATAAAACTAATTTAAGATAAAGGAAATATTATGAACAGACGACAATTTTGCAAAAATTCAATACTTGGGGTGTCAGCGTTGGCTATTTCAGGCTCGGCGATAGCCAGTAGCAAAGGCGAATTTCAACGAATCAATGATGGAGTTAGACTTCTTAGGGGCAATAAAAACATGGAAATCACATGTATTGACCTCGGAGAAGTTATTAATGGGTTTAATTATGATGTAATTGATTGTGAGGTCGTATCTGGAAATGGAACTAAGAACATTAAGTTAAATCCCACCAAAGAAGATTTTACTATAGAGTTCCCTGATGGATCGATTTGGAGGTCAGATTGCATCCGCAAAAGAATAACTAATTTTTAAGGAATAGAAATCATGGCAGACGGCGACCAAACAATAGTATTGACAAGCGAAACGCCCTATGATGGGTTAAATAAGATAAAAGACGCTAATGTATGGGAAATGGTGATAACGGCGACATTCGATGCCGACGATACCACCGCATTAAGTCTCCCAATTCCGTTTAATGGTATACTGAGACATATCACGTTTTTTGTACCACAGACTACAACATCAAGAACAAAGCAACTACAGATTAACGATAATGGCGATAATAACATATTCGATACAGGTGCTTTGGCTCATGTAGCAGGGGCAGCGACATATAATTATAATATTGATGAACCGCTATCAGGGATAATAGACGCCGTAGTTACTATCGCTGGTACGCTCGGCGGCTCTGGCGTGGCAATGGTGATAACCCTAAGAGGCATATAATGCGAAAGCAAGCCAGACACCCACAATTCAGCGATAAGGGATTAGTAGCTCATTACAAGCTATATGCAGGGCTTAACGCTACTGCTAAGGTATTTGATTATTCATTAGGTGGATTTACCGGAGTTCCGGCAGGTACAGATATTGCTCCGGCATATCCTGGGTTTTTGTTTAATGGGACTGATGACGAGATCGGCATAGCAACAGGTCCATCCAGCGTCAGCACGGTTCTTATATGGGTTAAACCTGATGATGTGGCTGGGGTAGATTTAGCAATGAACCTGAACGATACTGATCGCTTATCTATCGACACAGGAACATTAACAAAGGCCGGATTCGCAGGCGGAACGACGGTATTGTATACTGATGGGATAGCATCTACGACAGTTACAGCAAATTGGCACTTAGTAGGCATAACAGATACAGTAGCTAAAGACGCATCAAGTAATGCGAAGATTGGTAATTTCGACCCCTTCCAGTTCATGGCAGGCAAGATCGGCGAAACAATGCTATTCGATAGAGTATTGACACCCGCCGAGATGAAGAGTATATATGAATTAACTAAATGGCGATACCCGAACAATAATTAAGATAAAGGAAAATGATTATGAATGAGCAAGTAAAAGAAATCCTAGAGTGGTACGAAGTACAGAGGTTCAATATTTTCGACAGCGAATCGCCGGAGTTATTTGAAGCCCTTAAGAGTGCCTATGAATCCCCCCTCCCCCGCAAAGAAGTAATAAGCATACAGCCGGGAGATGTGGTAGCGGTAATGTATCCAGGGTCGCTTAGTACTAAAGTCTCGATTTGTCTCAAAGAACAAATTAGAGAGATATTTCCTCGCACTGACGTTATCATACTTGAAGATGGCATGTCCCTAGAAGTATACAGAGAGCAGGTGAAAGATGGCTAGGAATAAGTTGAGCTATAACGAAGGGCCTTGTCCGATGTACGATTGCGATTACTACAAGGACATTTCAGAGATGTGCCCCCATTGCACAAATTGGGCTTATCATCCTGATTATGGCACGAAAACCATTCCAGAAGGCGAAAAAGCGACAATAAGGAGCGTAGCATGATTAAAGACATAGGCATAGAAGGGCTGAGGTGCCCACCCTTGCATTTAGAAACGCATGGAAGCATCCGAAGGTTCAATAAAGCTATGTCTATAGCTAAAGAAAGAGTAAATAGACTGAATATGGGCGAAGTTGTCATATTAGAGCAAGGGAGCAAAATAGAGTTCATAGACGTTACAACAGCGGATGACACCGAACGTAAGTTTATACCATGTATGACAGGCAATCAAGGAACAATGTAATGAGCTTACAGATAACAATGAAAAGCCCATCAGGTATGGAAGCCGTCGCAAGGAACGCTGGCGGTAAGTGGTCTGTTGGCGATAGGGTTATGGTGTATATTAACGATAACTGTATCGGCATGGGCGATGACACATGCAAGCCTGCCATCATAAAGAAGCTGTATAAACGTGACACCGAGACAGGTGTTAGGGAATTTGCAGATGTTCTTTTCGATGGTTCAGACAAAGTAAGCGAAGGGTATTACAGTATGTTCTTCAATGAGATAATAACCATTAAAGATAAAGGATAAGACAATGGGCCCAGTAGAAAGCAGGAAAGCACAAGAGATGATAGCGAATGCTATCATTGACCCAGCAATGAAAGAGATGGTTAAACTTCACTATGAAGTGTATAAAGAGTATCTTCAAGCAGGATTCAATGAAGATCAAGCATTGAGTATGACCAAAGCATTGTGTCAACTCGGAAAGAGTAGTGACAATGACTAAACAAAATAATGAGCGAAGTAATAATATACAATCTAACGGGATACCACCTGTTGGCTATCGGAGTCTTCATATGCACAGTCGTATATGCAGTCCAATGGTTCATCAGGCGACCCTGGCATTAACCGACCGTAGGCGTCCTCTTTAAGGGGGGCGGGTCAAATCTCTATCGATTGTAAGCTTAAAGAC